GTCCACTGATCATAAATTTCTTGAGCCAATTCATGTGGTGGTTGTGTCTAGCCGCTGGCCAAGGCCACCCTTTGCTGCCGAGTGGTGTCGGGTATGTCTACTGGCGGTGGGTCTTGTTGCACCAGCGCGCGCTGAAACATCCCCCGTAGCGCCGCCAATTACACTCGAAGAATTAGTTCGACAGATTGCCACTGATGCGGCCATTGAGGTAGTTGATAACCGCTGAGGCTGCACCAGTCCACCTAACCCCACCCACCCCACCCAACTGGAACCCCACCCCACATGCCAGCACTTTCCACCGCACCCTCTCCCCCGATCAAGCTCCTTCTCATCGGCGACAGCAGCGCCGGAAAAACCGGCTCCCTTGCCTCGCTCGCTTCTGCCGGTTTCAATCTACGCATACTGGACCTGGACAACGGCATCGACATTCTCAAATCCCTCCTCACCGATCCCAAGTCCATCTATGACAAGAGCGCCATCAACCGAGTCATGTTCCAGACCATCACTGAAACCATGCGGGTGGCTGGTGGGAAGATCATCCCTGCCAAGGCAACTGTCTGGCCGAACATGCTAAAGATGCTCGAACGCTGGCAGGAACCTGCGGTTGGGGAGGAAGGGACTCCGGGATATGAGCCCGCTATCGACTTGGGGAAAATCACCACCTGGACTCAGAATGACGTTCTGGTAATCGACTCCCTCACCAAGGCCAGCGAGGCGGCAATGAATTTCATCCAAGGCATGGCTGGCCACCTGGGCACTAGCGAGGCATCCTTCACCACCATGCGAGAGATCGGCGCGGCGCAGTCACTCATTGGGGGGTTGTTGAACCTCCTGGCCGATACCAGCATATGCTGCCATGTCGTAGTCCTGTCCCACATCACCTACATCGACGATCGGGACGCTCAAATCATCGAAGGCGAGTCCCGCCCGCGAGTGGGTTACCCCAGTGCCGTCGGCAAGGCCCTCTCCCCCATGATACCGCGCTGGTTCAATTCCATGCTCCTGGCCAAGACCGAGGGCAGCGGCGCGGGGACGAGGCAAATGCTCTACACCAAACCCATGGGCGTGGTGGGGGCGAAGAGCAGTGCCCCTTCGTCCACGCCCACCAGCTATCCCGTGGCGACGGGGCTGGCGGATTACTTCAAAGCCGTGCGTCAGGGAAAAATCCCCCTGGCGGGGCTGGGGTCTGGGGCAGCTTAGGCCATGGTGGAACTTCCATCTGACCTGCCCTTGGCAGCGGCGAGGGATATCCCCGACGCATTTTTGACTGTACCCCGCACGATCGACTTGCGCCGGGGGACTATCGATGGCGTTGAGATGATGGTGATGGTTTACAGTCCCTTGGGCCGTTTTGTCACGATGACGACGGATATCTGGACCAAGCCGTGCGTGCGCGCCGCCCTGGACCTACTACTCGGCCCCGACTTCTCAGACGGAGAAAGTGAACAATGACACCACGTATGGAATTTCTGAAACGCATCCCTGAAACCGACCAGCCGACCGTCTATGCGATGATGGCGGTGTGCGACAGCGTTGAACTGGCGTTGCTTGCCAAGAACGCCCCACGGCAAGGTGGGCCAGACCCTATCCAGCAACTTGAACAATCCCTACTAACTAAGGACTCTATGCTCCATGAAGTGCGCAAGGTAATCCCAATGCCTTAGCGCCTGGATATAGTAAATCCCTGGGAGCGGTAGCCGCGTAAGCCCTACCCTGAGCAGATAGAGAGTCGGGGCCTCTTGGCCCCAGGGGCTACGCCCCACCCCGCCACTCTATGCTCCCACCCCATGCGGGCACTTCGCCCCCATCGTTGACTGGCCGTTGTCAGTCCATCCCGTGCAATATCGCACATCACACTGAAAGCACACTTCACATGGTTGATTTCAAATCTCTGCTCTCCCGCCCGACCGATGACATCAAGAAGCCCCTGGCGCTGCCCGCTGGCACCTACTACGCCATGATTAAGGGCTATGAGCTTGGCGAGAGCAAGCAGAAGAAAACTCCGTTCGTGCGGTTCAACTTCACCCTCACCGGGCCGGGGGAAGATATCTCTCCGGAAGATCTCGAAGGTGTGGATCTGGGCAAGAAAGCCCTGCGCACGGACTTCTACCTCACCCCGGACAGTGAGTATCGTTTGAAGGACTTCATCGAGTCCATCGGCATCCCAACGCAGGGCCGGACGTTCTTTGAGCTTCTCCCAGAGTGCGCCAGCAAGGACGTGCTCTTGGATGTTACTCAACGGAACAGCGATGACGGCGCTGACGTGTTCAACGACGTGGCGAAGGTGAAGGGGGTCTAACTCGACCCCAGCCCACAGGAATAGACTGGGGGAGGGATGGGGTTTATGGCCCTTCCTTCCCCCTTTTTTAATCCATTTTCAGGGAGTTCCCCAGTGCCCTCACCCCCACCGGACTTAATCGCCCACCCTCCCCACTACACCACCCACCCCAGCGGGGTAGAGTGCATCACCATCACCGAGCACATGGGATTTCTCCTGGGCAATGTGATGAAATACATCTGGCGGTGTGATGGGAAGGATGGTTTGAGTGATCTCAAGAAAGCCCGCTGGTATCTGGAGCGGGAGATCGCCAAGCGCGAAGTTCATGCAATTGCCAGCGCTCAAAGTGACCTGTTCAACTCCGGCCTGAGAGAGTAGCCCCATGCCAACTATAGATGATTTCGCCTATATCGACCCCTCGTCCATTGTCATCCAGCGCGACGAGCGCCAGCGCCGTGTTGTGGACACCAGTGGGCTGGTCGACTCCATCCGCAAGAACGGGCTCATCAACCCCATAGTGGTGACCCGTGAGCGGGTTCTCATCGCCGGCGAGCGGCGGCTAGCTTCCTGCCTGGAACTGACCCTCTCTTCCGTCCCAGTTCGCTTCTTCGACACCCTCACCTCCCTTGAGCGCAGTGTCATCGAACTGGAAGAAAATCTCAAGCGCAGCGACCTGCACTGGCGGGATGAAGCCGTGGCTATCGCCAAACTTCATCACTGCTATCTCATGACCGAGCCCACTTGGAACCTTGCCAGAACCGCAGAAGCCCTCTCCCTGCAAAAGTCCTGGCTGGGTAAGATCATCCGCGTGGCGCAGGATATCAACTCCCCAAAGATAGCGTCAGCGTCAGGAATGGACTCGGCTTACAATTTGCTGTTCCGGCAGGATGCGCGAGCGGCAGATAGTGCGGTATCGGACATTATGGAGGGGGTAGGGGGTGCCTTCGGTGAGACACCGCAGGGCGGGGCAGAAAAGCCGCAACAGACCCCAATTGACCGCCCTATGCCACCGTTGTCTAATGCCGGTCCGGCTGCAGTCGCCTCTCAGGCCCCCTCCCAGCAAGTGGCCTCAGTCCCCCACATCCCCACTCCCGCCCCCGTGGTTGCACCTGCGGTGCCTCCCGAGTCAATCCAGACCCTCTCCTTCCTCGACTGGGCGCCCAGCTACAGTGGCCCGAAGTTCAACTTCATCCACTGCGATTTCCCCTACGGGATAGGGGCTTTTGATGGCAGCCTGGGAGCTACCGGGGCGGGGAGTTCCGCTGATATGGGAGAAGGCGGCCTAGCGCACGCCAAATCCACTCTCTACGACGATAGTGAGGAAGTCTATTGGACACTGCTGGCTAGCTTCTGCGCTAACCTGGACAACTTCATGTCCCACTCCGCCCATCTCATGTTCTGGTTCTCTCTCCAGCACTACGAAAAAACCCTGGCTTACTTTGCCAAACATGCGCCGGGGCTCAAGTTCAACCCTATGCCGCTTATTTGGGTTAAGTCCGATAATCGGGGCATCCTGCCCGATGCCAAGCGCGGGCCAAGGCAAATATATGAAACCTGCTTGATGGCCTCCCGCGAGGACCGCTTCATCGTGCGGGCCAAGTCCAACGCCTATTCCTCCCCCAGCGATAAGCAATACCACCACAGCACAAAACCCGAACCCATGCTGAGGTATTTCATGGAAATGTTCGTGGATGAAACCACGACTGTGTTTGATCCTACCTGCGGTGGGGGGAGTGCCCTGCGGGCTGCGGAGTCACTCGGGGCGAAGCGAGTTCTGGGACTCGAGATCGACCCCAATCACGCCGATAATGCGAGACTTGCACTGAGGCGTTTTCGCCTACTCGCCAGTGCGCCCAAAGCAGCTGCCAGCAACTAACGCATCACACAGCACCCCATCACACAGCACCCCACCCCACCCAACGGAGCACCAAAGCCATGATACGCTTGCTCAAATCCTTCTCCTGGTTCAAACGCCTGCTCAATGCCAAGCGGCGTGAAATCGACATTACCGTGCTCTGGCCTGCGATCAAGAAGCAAGCTTCAGCCCACAATGGCAAGGTAAACCTACACCGCTGCCGAGTGGCCTTTTGTCTGCATGTTACCGATGATCCAGCCTGGACTGATCTAACCACCAGCGAAATCGCGGAACTGATCAATAACCTGAACTGAGGGGGACACTGCAATGCGAATACTAATCATGGGCCTCCCAGGCGCGGGGAAAACTACCTTGGCTGAAGCTTTGGATAAGGAATTGGATGCTTACAACAGCCGTAGTGCTGTGCGTGTGGTAAACGGCGATGTAGTGCGGGGACTGTACGACAACACGGACTTTTCCCTCGCGGGGCGTATTCTACAAGCCGACCGTATGGGGACCTTTGCCGTCGGCC